GAAGTATTTATTTTGCATCTGCTTCTGATTCACAAGAGGCCGCAATTAGGTATTTTAACTCAAACAACTCTTTGCGTTTTTATGGACATGATATGGCAGAAGCCATGCGCATCGACTCATCAGGCAACATTGGTATAAATGATACAGCCCCTAGTTCACTTTTACAGCTTACCCAAACATCAGATAACTCTTCTGGTGGGTTACAGATTAGAAATACCGCAGACAATAACTCTATTTATATTTACCAAGCCGGTAGTGTCACAACCTATGATGCAGGAAGTTCAGGTCAACAAGCCTTTAAGACTGCAAACACAGAACGTATGCGCATCGACGCATCAGGCAACTTGTTGGTGGGTACTACTTCGACAGGTGCGGCGACAGCTAGTAATGGTGCATACATAACACCATCAGGTCAGATTATTGGACGTTCAGATGGTATTGTGTCTTACCTTAATAGACGCAGTACAGATGGTCAGATTTTGCAGCTTATGAAAGACGGCACATCTGTAGGTAATATTGGTGTTACCAGTGGCTCTCTTGGTATTGGGCAAGGAGATACAGGTTTAGGTTTCTTTGCTACTGACGACATAGTGTTTCCTTCGACAGCAGTTGGAGCAACAAGAGATAATGCTGTTAACCTTGGTTACGCAGGAGGTCGTTTCAAAGACGCTTACCTATCAGGCGGTGTATACCTCGGTGGCACTGGGTCGGCTAATCATTTAAACGATTATGAAGAAGGCACTTGGACTCCTGCTTTCTCAGGAGCGGCAACCAACACAGGGGCAGCAAATAGTGGGTCTTATGTAAAAATAGGTGAGTTGGTTCATTGTACATTTAATATTGTACAGACCGCTCTCACAGGAACTAGTACAGCCAGAATGACTGGATTACCTTTTGCTTGTGCAAACGTAAGTAATGTTAATGCTTTTTCGGTACAAGATTGTGGTCATACTTTAAATACAGTTTCAACCGATAATGGAAGATTTAGGTGTGTAGCAAACTCCGCAACCTTAGAGGGCGTAAAAAGTTTTGGTAGCACTACTTACATGAATTATAACCAATTCTATGATGGAAGCGGAGCTTTAAACATGGCAGGTCACTTTACTTACCGAAGCACCTAACAACCATACGCTTAGTGGATTCTAGGCACAGACAGGAAAAACAAAGGAGGCCAACATGGCACTTACAGAAACACAAGTAGAAGATAAGATTGAAGTCGTTGGAGATCACAAGCATGTGCAAGTTCGTACAGCTACTGTGATAGCTAGAGATGGCACAGAGATCAGCCGATCATTCCATCGTCACGTCTTACAATGCTCAACTAAATCAGATGATACATGGGGTGACACGGACATCTCAGGTGAGTCAACAGAAGTACAAGCAATATGCAATGCAGTTTGGACAGACGCAGTGAAGACTGCATACCAGACAGCTATGGATGCACAAGCAATATAGGAGGCTATTATGCCAAACACACACACATGGTCTATCGCTAACCTAGAGCGAAACACATCTGACAACTCAGTAACAATAGCACACTGGCGTTGCGAAAGCACAGATGGAACGAACACTGCATCAGCATACGGAACGACATCCCATACAGGTGTACCATCAGACGATGATTACATCCCTTACGCTGATCTAACAGAAGCAAACGTATTAGCTTGGGTACACGAACAAGTTGTGCAAGCTGATACTGAAGCGGCAAACGATGCTAAGATAGCTGAACTTGCAAACCCAACATCCTCATCTGGGATGCCTTGGTAATTTTAACTTAAACTAAAGGAGATCAAAATGGCTGAAGATAAAAAGGTTATTACGATTGATGACAAAGACTACACTGAAGACCAACTCACTGATGCACAGAAAGTTATGATTAATCATATCAATTCTTTGCAACAAAAGATTGGTTCGGCAGAATTTAACTTAGACCAACTCAAAGTTGGCAGAGATGCTTTCACAAAGATGCTACGTGTATCCTTAGATGAGGCAATAATTGAAGCTGAAGAAGCTGCAGAATAAACAAATATATGCAACAGGGGTAAGTCGTATTACTCCTGTTGTTATTTTACTGCAAAATGTGTTATAGTCCAACAAGTTCAACGCCATGAGGTCTATATGCCACTTATTCCACTAGATATTCCTTCTGGAGTTTACCGTAACGGAACTGACCTGCAATCCAATGGTCGCTGGCGTGATGCAAATTTAATTCGATGGATAGATAATACCATGCGCCCAATGGGTGGCTGGCGTACACGCTCAGATAACGCCGCCGCAGCTCCAGTGCGTGGCATGTTATCTTGGATAGATAATAGCAATGACAGATGGATAGTCGGCGGAACATACAATAAATTATATGTCTGGACGCAAGCAGGCGTTAGGCACGATATAACTCCAGCGTCATTTACTGCGGGCAGAGATGATGCAGCTGCGTTTACGGGATATGGCGGTAGTTTTTACGGCAGCTACGCATACGGCATAGAACGCCCGGACACAGTAAGAATACAGCCAGCAACATCCTGGGCATTAGATACATGGGGTCAAAACCTTGTGGGATGTACGGAAGATGATGGAAAAATATACGAGTGGGCATTAGCAACAGGCACACCAGCCGCAGTTTTATCTAATGCACCCACAAGCAATAGATCATTGGTGGTAACAGAAGAGCGTTTCTTATTTGCTCTTGGAGCGGGTGGAAACCCGCGCAAAGTGCAATGGTCAGACCGTGAAAATAATAACCTATGGACACCTGCCGCCACAAATGAAGCAGGTGATTTAGAGTTAAACACAAGCGGTCAAATTATGGCAGGCATTAAAGTTAGAGGCCAAACGCTTATCTTAACCAGTACAGATGCACACGTAGCAAACTACATAGGCCCACCATATGTTTATGGTATTGAGCGTGTAGGTTCTTCATGTGGATTAGCCGCAAATAAAGCTGTGGCAGCAGTTGATGCTGGTGCATTCTGGATGGGCGCACATGCATTTTATTCATATACAGGTGGTTCTGTGCAAGAAGTGCAAAGTGAAGTTTCAGATTATGTCTTTAGCGATATGAACCGAGCGCAAGCAAGTAAGGCATTTGCTGTAACCAATAGCAACTTTGGTGAGATATTCTGGTTCTACCCATCATCAGAATCAACGGAAAATAACCGCTATGTTGTTTATAACTATATAGAAAACACATGGTACATAGGTGAATTAGCAAGAACTGCTGGTGTAGATGCAGGTGCATTTAGAAAGCCTATCTGGGCAGATGCGGATAATTATAAAATATACGAGCATGAGATTGGATACGATTATGGCTCACTAACACCATTTGCTGAAACTGGCCCTATTATGCTTGGGTCTGGCGATACAGTTGCATCTGTAACTGAAATGCTACCAGATGAAAGAACACAAGGTGACGTGAATGTTACATTTAAAACACGCTTTTATCCTAACGGAACTGAACGTGATTATGGCCCATATTCCATGTCCACACCAACCTCACTAAGATTTACAGGGCGTCAAATGAGAATGCGTGTGAGCGCAGTTGAATTAGGCGATTGGCGTGTTGGCGTAAATAGACTTGATATTGTTGCAGGCGGTAGAAGATGACCCAGCAGCAAAGGCCACCAGAACCATATGGAGATGATTGGAAAACATGGGGCAGACGCCTCATGCAATTTATGTCCCAGACAAGATCACCTCTCGTTCAACAGACTGGTGGCGAAACCGCAGCTGATGACGGCACACTTATGTGGGATAGGGTATATAAATATCCTGTCGTGAGCGAAGGTGGGGAATGGCGTCAAATTGTAATGGAAGGCGGACACGCTAACTTTATTAAAACATCAGATGTTACACCAGTTGCGGCAAATACGGCATACAAGCTGACCTATGATGCACCATCTGGCAATTCAAAGATTACGCAAGGTACGCCAGCAAGTAGAATTGTATTTGAAGAGGCTGGTGAATACGTATTGTCATTTTCCGCGCAAATATCATCAACAAGCGCAAGTACAGTACACTTTTACTTTTGGCCTAGCATAAATGGTACAGCATCAGCAAATGGTGCTATGACAACTGCACTACATCAGAATAATGCTACAGTCGTTACATCCAGAACGCAGATATTTACTGTGGCGGCTAATGATTACCTTGAGGTAAATTACATGATAGATAATACAGATGGATTTTTAAATTACACAGCTGCATCATCTCCAGTGCCAGCTATACCATCTTCAACTTTATCAATCACAAGGACGCACGCATGATTGAAGAAATAGAAAGATGTAAGCCTTGGATTGAAGCAGCTTTAGAGTATTCTGGTGGTACACATGACTTTATCGATGTTGCTGAAGGAATATATAAGGGTACTATGCAGTTGTGGCCTACGCCAAAGGGGTGCATAGTAACAGAAATTGTGGTATATCCACGTAAGCGAATGTTAAACGTGTTCCTTGGGGGCGGCGAATTGGATCAGATTTTGGATATGCACAAAGATGTGATACAGTGGGCTAAAGCGCAAGGATGCACAGCACTAACCATGACGGGGCGTGTAGGCTGGAAAAAACCATTGGCGAAACATGGCTGGAAGCAG